ATAAGGAAGGCAATCGCACCCGGTGGTGCGGCCGGGCTTCAAATCCTGTTTTTGCCTTATTCATCAATGGCCTATGTTGGCCAATGCCGGGCGTTGTGCGAATCTGCTGGTTACTGTTTTGGCGATTGCTGGTCTTTTTCGGGCAGTGCCTTCGACACTTTTTCGACACCGCTGTCGGTTAGTTTCTGGTGTTTAGGTTTACGCTCGCCTTGCAGTTTCGGCGTTGAATACTGCCTTCTCCGCCTGGGCAAAAGTCGCTGATCCGTCGCTCTTTGCCTACAACTACAATTTCTTTTTGCCGGGTTGGGATCGCTACGGCCGGCTCGGGGATAACCCGAGTAGCCGGAACGATATTGGTCGCACCCTGGGGAACGTAGTTTTTGTCGTTGAATACGGTTTGCTTGGGCGGTGGTTCTGCCGTAGCGGCCTTTGGCTGAGCTGCTCGCGGCTGAGGCGTTGCACCTCTAGCGGCCACTTCCTCTACTACTCTGTCCCAATCCTTGGTCGCTGTCGGCTCTGCTCGCCTGATTTCGGCAACGGGGGCTGGCTTGGGTTGGATGCGCTTATCGGCGATGCCCTGGACGGTGCCTTTGAGGAATGCCGAACCCACCATCTGTAGCGCGGCTAGCATGATTACGGTGCCGATCAGCCCTGGTATCAGCCATGCTACGGCTCCCTTGCGCGGGCGCCTTCTGATGTAGTCCGGGGCGTCGTTCCATTCAGCCTTCATATCTCCCTCTCCCTGTCCTTCGGGCGTACCAGCGCCTAGTCACTTCCTTGGTAATCGCTATCCCGCGCTTTGACTGGTCAAGTTTCGGTTGGCCTCGTCGTATTCCGGGCTTCGGTGGCCATGCTCTGGCTCAATCCGGCCGCTAACGAGCCAAAGGGCGTACTCAGGAAACGAGTCAGCCAGGATGCCGATTTCCTCCGTCCCGATGCGGATTTTCTCGCTGCTGATGTTGCGCCAGCGGTCGTAGTTCTTCCCGCCCTTCTCGCTCAGGCGCTTCGGACCGACAACACGTATCAATCGAAGCGCTCTATCTCGGACCGAATCCATATAGGTAAATTTCATGTTGCGTAACATTTACGCATGCTGGAAGAAGGTGTAACTTTTACGCAAGAGTAAATGTTACGCAGATAACAGCATTGCTGATATAGACCAACATAGTGCAACAAAGGCCAAGGACATGGAAGGAAACCTACCGCCGATAGACCTGCTCAACGCGCCCCCGGTCATGCCGTGGCGCCAGTTCGCGGACTGGATTCGCATGGGCGATGAACACGACGTGGTGTGGGGCTGGATTCGCAATGGCTACATCCCGTCGCACAAGGTCGGCAAGTACGTGATGGTTAACGTGGCGTTGCTGGTTAAGCAGCTCATGGAAAAGGAGTGGGACGAATGAGCTTGTCTACTGATCGCGCGTTCCGCTCGCTTCTGCTCGCTCTCGTCGATGTCCGCTTGAGTGGCCCTGAAAGCACTCCTGATTATCAGCGCCACGCAAAATTTGGTTTGGTTCAAGGCCAGCTACATGCTCTTTGGGATCTCGGTGTTATCACCTGGGATCAGCACTGTTTGTTTACTGACTTACTGCTGAACGCCTCTGAAAATTCAGGGAAGCCGTTCCCCGATGAGCGCAACGTGGGTCCGGTAATGCCCTCCTACGTTGCCTATATGCGTCGTCAATCTCCGGTAAAGCCATCGACCCAGGTGCCTGTTGATGATTGTCCTGGCGAAGTACTTGCGCCTACCTCATGCCCCGAACTGCGACTGCTCTGTCTGCTGGTCCGGACGCGAAGTGGCGAAACCCGATCCCTCCCGGTCCACACCATGCGCCCTTTGCCGCCCCGCCTCTGCGCGGCCGATTCGCACGCTGCAAATGGGCCGCGTCGGTGGAACCTGGAAGCCTCTGCTCTCGGACTGGACAGTGGAACCGGCCTTTATCTGCGAGAAGCACACGCCACCCGACCGCCCCGCGAAGTGGTGGAGCGTTGCTTACCAAGATTCAACCTCGGCGCCGAGCGAGCAATTTCCGTTCTAGCCGAAGCCCCGACCGAAATCGATCAGGTCCAGGGCCGCGCTCCCGGCTCGTCGGATCACGCTTCACCGATCCGGCGAACGGAAGCACGGGCGAAGCGCACCCTTGACCCTGCACGAACCGAAACAGCCTCCGCTCGTGAGTGTGGGGCAGCTTCACCGCCCCGCGCTCCCGAGCCCTCGGCGGCAAGAGTGGGATGACAAGGGCAAAGCCCTTGGTGTTAACCAACTAGAGAACACGCACAACGCGAAGTTTTAACCGGTAGGCCAAGTAACGGATCACCTCGGCGAACTTACTAGTTCATCGGTTCGGGATCGCTCGGCCTGCAGAAAGCAAAGCAGCGCAATAAAGCGCAACTAGAGAGAGGAAACACAAATGGCACGTTCGATCATGGAAGTTGCATTTCTCAGCGCCGAGAAAGTCGAGTTCGACAACGTGAAGCTGGTGAAGCTGTTTGTCGGTGACGAGCCGGACGGCAAGCGTGACCTCGGCATTTCCATCCTGTCGATGAATGTCTCCGAAGAAGCCCTGGACGAAGTGTGGTCCGCCTGCGAAAGCCTCGATGTGCTTGAGCCGATCCGCGTCACCACCGAGATCGAGCGAGGCTCCAAGAACGCCGGCAAGTTCATCGTCCTGCACGTCGAACCCGTGAAAGCAGCCGCTGCTCAAGCCACCAAGCCGACTCAGCAACCGACCCCAGCCGCCAAGCCATCCGGCACCCAGCCGGACCCGGCCAAGGCCAACTAACCGGGAGGGGCGGCCATGCTGATCGATGACCGGGTGTATTGCGACTGCTGCGGAAACGACATGGGCAAGCTCATGGCGCTGCCCGCGCCGCAAAGCGACCTGCTGCCCGACCTCAGCCTACCGCCCCACTTCGCCGTCTGCCCCGACTGCGAACCCTCCGAACAAATCGCCGACCTCGAGCAGGCCGGCGAATGAATTTCCTCGCCTGTGACGGTGACTGGCTGCAAGGCGCTGATGGCTCGCCCATCTGCTCCGGCTCGCTGGTCGCCCTCACGGTCGAGGAAATGCAAAGCCTCTACGGCTCTGCACTGACCTGGGACCAAGTCTCCGAGCTGCAAGGCGAAGCGATTGTTCTGTTCGCCACCGTGTTCGGCTTCCTGGTCCTGAAAAAAGCCCTGAAACAGTGAGGTATCACCCATGCAACTGAACAAGCACTTCATCAAGAAAATCGGCCTCGGCGCTGCCGTTGCTCTCTCGGCTGCTGCCGGCTCCGTCTACGCGGCCGTCCCGGCCGAAGCCACCGCGGCGCTGGATACCGCGGGCACCGACGTCGGCACCATCGGTTGGGCGGTGTTCGCCGTGATCATCGCCGCGATGGCGTTCAAGTACATGCGCCGCGCCCTGTAACCAGGAACCGCGCACTGCATGTGCCGAAGCAAACAAACCCCGCTCCGGCGGGGTTTTCTCTTCCAGGGAAACGCCAATGAGCTACGAACTGTACGTCCTGATCCTGACCACCCTGGCGTTTTATCTCGTGTTTTTTGGGCGGGTGTAGGGATGAACAGATATCTAGTTGCCGTGCTGTCATTGGTGCTCTGGCATACGACTGCCAGTGCTGCTGATTACTTTTGGACCGGCTATCAAGATAAGGCATTTTCCAGCGCTGTCTCGGCCTGTATGTCTTTTGTGCAAGAAGCCCCATCGCATCGCGAATACGTCAGAACTGAGGTTTCAGGTAATGGGAGCGTTGCGACGTGTTTTATAAAAAACACGCTCCAGACCTGGCTCGATGCAAACCGGACTATTTACCGCGGTGGTGATTCTTGCCCTGCCAATTCTGAGTACGACACAGCTACCGGTGAGTGTGTGGCGCCCGAACCGGACCAATGCGCCACGGCAACCGGCGAATTCGTCCACGAGTACAACGCCGGATCGCTGGACCCGTCCGTACCGCCGTCGCTGCCGCCATCCTCGATTTGTGAAAGTGGCTGCCTCTACAACCGCACCGCCACGGTTAAAGGCTGCAACCGTTTTCTAGAAGACACCACCGGCAAGGATTTGGACTCCGTTTACTGCAAGGTGGTTTACCGGGGTGCCGGCTCGCAATGCACCTCGAACAACCCGCCTCCCGGCAGCGTCTTCGATCAGCCACCGTCCAAGCCGCCGGCCGACAGCACGCCTCAGTTCACCAGCGAAAGCCAATGCGGTGACTGGGTCACTAACGCGGACGGCTCCCAATCGCGCAACTGCACCAGTAGCGAAAAACTGAAAGAGCCCGGCCAGCTCAATTGCAGCAACGCCGCGGACTACCTGCACTGCACCACCGGCAAGCCGGCACCGCGGTACGAAGACACCACGAAAACCGAGGAAACCACCAAGACCACCGACCCGGACGGCTCCACCAAGACGGAAACCAACACGACCACCGACAAGACTGTTTGCGTTGGCACAAAGCCTTGTACGTCGACCACGGCCGAAGAAAAGTCCACATCCGGCACCAACCCTGACGGCACCCCAGGCAACGAAAGCAAGGAATGCAAAGGCTCTGGCTGTAAGGAAAGCCAGGAGGGTGAAGACGAAGGCGAAGAAGGTCCGGAACGCTTGGCGTCGGCTGGTTCCTGCGATGCGGGCTTTTCCTGCAGTGGCGACCCGATTGATTGCGAAGTGCTCCGGCAGCAAAAGGAACAGCTGTGCCTCGCTGAGGAGATGACAGATTTCCCCAAGCACAAGCCCGCCATCGAGGCGGCTGTTACCGGCGACCGGTTCCAGCTGGATGAGGGCTCCGGCGTCATCGACGTGCCGTCCTTCATCAACCAGGGCACCCGCTTTCTGCCGTCCGCCTGTCCAGCCGCCGAAAGTTTCAGCCTGACCACAGCAGGCGGCCGCACTTTCCAGCTCAGCTACGAACCGCTTTGCCGCGCCGCCAGTGATCTGAGCGGCCTGTTCGTGGCTGTGGCCACCGTTCTTGCCGCCCTGTATGTGGGCCGCGCCGTAGGAGGTCAGTGATGCAGTTTCTATTCATCGTGCAGATGCTCGTGATCATCGTCGGCCCGCTGGTAAAGATGGTGCTGAAAATGATCGGTTTCGGCTTCGTCTCGTACATGGGCTTCAACCTCATCATTGGCCAGGCGCAGGACTACCTGTTCGGGCTGATGGGCGATGTCGGGCCGGTGATCCAGGGGATTCTCGGGCTGGCCAAGTTCGATGTGGTGGTGAACCTGTATTTCGCCGCCATCTCCACGCGCTTCATCCTCGCCGGCATCGACAAGGCCACCGACCGCAAACGTAATCAGGTCTGGCATAAGCCGGGCGGCACCTCCATCGAAGCCTAAGGAGGCGCCGTCATGCTCGTTATCCGTACCGGCAAGCCCGGCCATGGCAAGACCCTCAACACCATCCGTGAAGTGGATCAGAAGGCCCACGCCGAAGGCCGCGTCGTCTACTTCTACAACATCAACGGCCTCAAGCCCGATCAGCTGCAAGCGCAGTGGTTCGAGTTCGAAGATCCCGAGAAGTGGTTCGAGCTGCCAAACGATTCGATCATCGTCGTGGACGAAGCGCAGGGCTGGTTCGGCGCACGCGATCCACGGGCGCGGCCACCGGAGCACATCACTCGCTTCGAGACCATGCGCCACCAGGGCCATGAGGTTCACCTCGTCACCCAGGACCCGCGCTATCTCGATGTCCACCTGCGCCGGCTGTGCAACTCCCATATTCACTACTGGCGCGTGTTCAAGTCTGCCCAACTGCTGCGCTTCGAGTCGGAAGTGGTGGTGGAAAAGGTCGAGCTGAAAACCAGCTTCAAGGACGCCGACAAGAAGTCGCTGCGCCTGGATAAGCGCTACTTCGGCGCCTACACCAGCAGCAACGCCAAGCACCACTTCCAGACCAAGGTGCCGACCAAGTTCATCCTGGCGCTGTGCGTGATCCTCGGTGCCGGCATCCTCGTTTATCGCGCCTATGAGCGCTATGCCGCCGAGAAAGCGCAAGCCGCGACAGCCACCAGCGCGCCGGCCGGGAGCATGGTGGATCAAGTGAGGGATACGGTCGGCTCGTTCATCAAGCCGGCTGGCGAAGCGAAATCCGATGCGCCGGAAAGCGCCGCCAGCTACATCGGACGGCGCGTGCCTCGGATACCCCAAGTGCCATCGTCGGCGCCGATCTACGACGAGCTGACGCGGCCCGTGTCGTTTCCCCGGCTCTACTGTATGTCCAGCACCGACCCTGCGACCTATGCCCGCGAGTTCGGGCGAATGGCGCATGCGGTAGTCAACGGAACGCCTACGGTTTGCCAGTGTTACACGCAGCAGAGCACGCGGGTAGAAACCGATTTCGCCTTCTGCATGCGCGTGGTCGAGAACGGCTTCTTCGACCCGACTTTGCCCGACCGCTCCCCCAGCGCGCAAACCCAGCACGCCCAAACCACCCCGCCACCGACGACGCCTCCCGCTCACGCTGCAGCTGTGCAACCGGCGGGAGGCCCGAACCTGACCGTCGTGCCGTACCAGAAGGGGCAATTCCTGTGGTGATGACCGTCAGCGCGCGTGCGCTCCGCGCTCTTTGCACGCGCGGCGAGGCACGAGCCGGCGTGCAAACGCGCGCGCTGACGTCCCTGTAACACGTCAGATAACCAGAGTTGAAACCGTCCGTTATTGGACATTGTTGGAGATTCAAAGAATGAGCGTTAAAGACCAAGCGAGACTGGACCACATCACGGGCAACCCGACCAAACGCGGACGGCTGTTCGTTGATCCGGGTACTGCGGCGATCACCGATCTATCGAAGGTCCGATTGCTACGCTGCGGCGTCGATACCGTCCGCCAACTCTATCGCGGGCTGATCCGCCCGGAAGTCATGGCGCTCTTCGAGAAGCCGGGCGCGATGGTCGAGTTTGCTGGCGAAGTCTGGCACTCGGGACGGGTCGGCCGGGACTCTGGCTACCAGTACAAGCTCCAGAACGCCGACCTCGGGTTCATCCTGCTGATCAAGAACTTCAACGCCAAGCTGGAGAACATCGGGCCACACCTGAAAATCGAGGTGTCGCCGCACGCCATCGACGCGCTGTCGCCGGAACGCCTGCAAGAGCGGATGGATTACTACGCCGCAGCCGTGATGACCAACCGCGAACGCAACCAGTGCGCTGTTCATCTGGCGTTGGACCTCCAGGGCTGGAAGCCTCCGGTTGATCTGGTAGCTCGTCTCCATTGCCGCGCCAGAACGCACCGGGATATCTCGGGCATCAAGGAACTGGAGTGGGCCACCAAGTCCAGCGTTTACGGCCGGGGCGAAACGTCCATGTTCGGCTCCGCTGGCGGCGTCCAGCTGTGTATCTACAACAAGACCGAACAGGCCCGCGCGACCGATAAGCTCGACTTCTGGGAAAGCGTCTGGCGTCGCCGGGACTCCTTCGATCCGGCCGATCCTGATAACTACGATCCTGAGGCGGACGTGTGGCGGGTGGAGCTGCGCTACCACCATTCGGTCATCCAGCAGTTCGCCAGCGGCTCGATCAGCGCGAAGACCGGCGAAGCCATCGACACGGATTCGTTTGCGGCCTTCTCGGCCCATCTGGACGGCCTGTGGCGCTATGGTTTGGGTCAATTCAAGCTGATCGCCCGCCCCGGCTACTACGAGCCGATCTGGACGCTGATGCGCGATGACGCAAGGGTCGATCTGCCAGTCGATTCCCTGGTCGATGAGACGGAATACAAGCGGTACTACAAGACCTCTCGAGGCTTCTCAGGCAAGAACGTGGAGCTGTTCCTGGGAAACTTCGTAAGCCTGCTGGCAAGGGAGCGAGTGGGCGCTAAGACCGCATTTGATCGACTGAAGCAATGGGAATGCTGGCCAGTGATCCGCGACCACTACGCCGCCAAAGATATGAGCGAGCGCGACCTCTACAAGCACATCAAGAACCTGTTGCAGGAACGACACGTGCGCTGGGGGCGTGCCGTCTGATGGCGATACAGGCACTTCCTGACGGTCGCTGGCGGGTCGATGTTGAGCCGATCAAGGGCAAGCGATTCCGCAAGACCTTCAAGACCAAGGGCGAGGCTCAACGCTTCGAAGCGACGTGCCGATCCAAGCTGATCGAAAGCCCGCAATGGTCACCGAAACCGAAGGATCGTCGCCGTCTCTCCCAACTGGTGGAATGCTGGGGGCGTCTGCATGGTGGTTCTCTGGCCGACTACGAAGGTCGCCGCGTCATCATGGATCGCATGGTCGAACGTCTGAAAGACCCTGTGGCCATAGCCTTCACTGCTACCGATTTCGCGGAGTACCGCGCCAAGCGTCTCGCGTCCGGCATCAGCCCGAAAACGATGAACAATGAGCTGTCCTACCTGCGGGCGCTGTTCAATGAGCTGCGGCGACTTGGTGAAATCGAGTTCGAGAATCCGCTCTCGATGCTCAGGGCGATCCGGGTCCAGGAAAGGGAGCTTTCCTACCTCGACAGCCATCAGATCGACCGGCTGTTCCAGGTACTGCGCAGCATGACGCACCCGCATGTCGAACTGATCGCCATGATCTGTCTGGTAACGGGTTGCCGATGGGGTGAAGCGCAAGGGCTCACGATCAGCCGGGTGGGCGATGGCATGCTCCAGTTCGTGAACACGAAATCGAAGCGTCGTCGTGTGGTGCCGGTCGATCCGAAGCTGGCAGATCGGATTCGCCAACATCTTCGGGAACACGGTGCGTTCACCAACTGCCGGGATCGGTTCGATGAAGCTGTGTCGCGTGCCGGGCTGGGTCTCCCTGCCGGACAAAAGTCGCATGTGTTGCGGCATACCTTCGCCTCACACTTCATCGCGAACGGTGGCAATATCCTGACCTTGCAGAAGATTCTCGGTCACTCGTCCCTGGCGATGACAATGCGATACGCGCACCTTGCGCCCGATCATCTGCAAGACGTGTTAGCGTTTGGTCCTGCTAGGGATTTTCGACACTTCTTCGACACTCCCGCCTCTGAGCTACAGTTGGAGCAGGAAAATTCCTTGTAAATCAATAAGGAAGGCAATCGCACCCGGTGGTGCGGCCGGGCTTCAAA